CGTTTATATTTATTGGCTTCAATCGAATAAGATTGGTAAATCACATTCTCGCTTGCATTTGAAGAGAGCATGATGTATTTACCTTCCGGCATATCGTTATCATCATAACGATTGAAGTAATCATTACCTTGTGTAAATGCGCGTTGATAATCCCAATCACTTAATAATTGCATTGCACCTTGCACGGTAAACTCATAGCGATACAGGCTTGTCAGCTTATCTTTTACTGCGTAGAACGCCAGTTTGCTAAATTGTTCTCCTTCTGTTTTGCCTTCATCCGGATAAACAAATTCTGTCCCATTCGTTGTAATTGACCGCACTATGTTATCGCCATCCATTAAATCAATTTTATAGCTAACACCTTTCCCAAGTGCAGTACTGTCATCCGTATGCGCAATAAGTTGGTCTGCTTGAATATCTCTATCTCGATGCGCCCATGTAAGCGTAAACGCTGAACTGTCTGCAATCTTATCGACAAATGCACCGTCTATTTTTACATTTGCCGGTGGGTAAGGGCGCGCTTGTCGTTGCTGTGTGGTTAGTGTTAATACACTAGCTGCATCTTCAGAGAGCGTTTCAATCTGTGTACGGGTTAATAACTTGGCTTTGAGCATTTCGTTTACCGTATACTTTGTTTCATCCGTGCCGGCGGCAAGCAGATAGCACCATACAATAGTGTTAGCTTTATGCGCCTGTGGTATCGTGTCCGCACAACCGCGCCCTACGGTCATTGTGCCAGTTTTAAAATCCACAGCATCAATTCTGATGATCTCATCGTCAATCATAACCGCTTCGGCGTACTGTAACGCTGCGTAATCGCCCTCTAACTTAAATTTAAACGTGGTTTGGTACGCTGTCGCAGGCTCTTCGAGTTTGATATACGGTGTAAATGAGCCGGTCGTCGTTTGCGTATAACCGGCACCCGCATCAACTAACATCTCATAACCGACCGACAGTGCGCTCGGTTGAGTTGCCAAGCTCCACACAAAACAATCGGTCGGTTTAACAAATGCAAACTCCGCTTCACTTAACACCAGTGGTAACACGTGATACGGTACCTCAAGTAATCGCGCCTCATTAATCGGCTTGGCGGTGTAATCCGGCGGCACATAAAGCGACTCGCTTTTTTGTGTTGAGTAATTTGCAGCCGGTAAACCGAACACATCTTGCATACAAGTCACTATAAGCTCGCTTTCATTACCATTTTCAATAGCACCGACACGAAAAACCGCACTTTCAATTCCACGTTCCGGTAAATGTACTTTAAACACATCGCCGTGTTTCAATTCGCTGGCACGCATATCAAACACAATCTTCATGTTAAACTGCTGGCGACCATCTCTAAATCACGTTGTGCAAGGTGAGCGGCTAAATCAAAAGTCGGCACGCCTTTATATTCAACGGTTTTTGCGATAACACCGTGCATTTGCACAGACGCAATATTATTCGCAATGGCTTGGTCTTCACGGTTTGTCACCGGGTCGCGCCATTTCACGATAATTTGATTGGCTGTTGTATCGGTTGCCGAGCTGTCATCATCTTGCACCATCAAAATCCCATTATCATAGTGAAATGTGGACAAATCGTCGGGGTTATAATCGTTACGCAATAAACGAATGGCTTGCTTACCTGTTTCCACGTTGTCGTATTGCACCGCGCCAATATGGTCGATAACCTGTTGCATAAACTCTTTAATCGAGCCTTGGCGATTGTAGCGTAAGCACAATCCGAAGCCTTCTTCATAGAGCGTGTCTGCAGCTTTTTTGTAGCTGTCTAAATCAAGATCACTTAAGTCCTTTTTGCCACCCCAGCTTTTATTGGTGGCACACTCAACAAGGATATGCGCAGGGTTCATAGCATGAATTTGACGCGCATTTTCTTCTTGCTCTTTTGTCAGTCCTGACATTTTTAACGTGTCGTTGCGTAACATAATTTTGCATTTTTCCGGATACCACACCGTACCGTTAAACCAGCCTTTTAATGCCCGTCGCACACGGTAACTATGTTTTTTCGGGTACGCGTTATAACAACTAATCAGCCCGCTAAACACCGTGGAAACAATACTGCGGAAGCCGGGAATCAAATCATCTTTTGCAAGATTGCTTTCAGTCACATTGCCAGCAGAGAAAAAGTCTTGCTGAGCTTGCTGTTTTTTGCGTTGTCCTGCCTTACGTAAGCGGGAGTTATTCGGTTGGGCAGGAGCAGGGTTTTGATTGCCCTTTAACAGATTAACTAGCATTTGCGTTGGTTTTTGGTCAGGCTCACCCATGAGAATCTCTAACCGCCCTTGAATACCGCCTTCGCCACCAGTGTTTTCACCCCCGAACAAGTTTGGCTTGTCAATATAAGTCGCTTGTGAATGCGTTAGCTCTCCTGGCTTACCGACATACGCCGATTTATCATCAATGCGTAACTCCACAATCTCATCTACCGGTCCGCGTCCCAGCCCCGAATGAATATCCCAGTAGTAACGATAACCGACCGTTACCGCACCGCCTTTGCGTTTGCCACCCATTATTTTTCCCCTTTCGTTTGTTGTGCTTGTTTTGCGGCAGTCACGCATTTGCGTGCAAACACGCTACCGGTGGCTAAGAATTTTTCAGAATCAATTCCATTTTGCAAAAAGTCGTTGAAATCCCACCCCTCGCGCTCAAAGAACGCTTGTACACCTGCCGCGCAAAAATGCACACGGCGCATATCTTGTATCGTGATGACCATTTACTTATCCTTTTTTAATTTCAGTGGTACGATAGTTACCGTGCGCTAATACTTGCCAATCTTCTGTCCAGCAATCGCCGAAAAACACACATTGTGGTGTCCCTTCATTCGCTTGCGGGAAATTCCATTCGTCGCTTGAAACCGCTTCCGGTCCTTGTCCGCTACGTTGTTTTGGCGCAAGCGCTTGATTTAATAAATAACTGACCGCAAGCACTGCAACATATTTAACGACCGCCCAACCAATGGCTGCAAACATAACGTTCTCCTTTTAAATTAAAATACCCGTGACCCATCATAAGGCGATTTATTCGGCATGTGCGGAATACCACCGAAATTCAGCATATTGTTAAATTTTTTAGGCAAGTAGTTGCCCGTCCGTCACAGCCGGGGTACACCTTAATCGTTGTGCCAACAGACAGCTTTTGTGTACCACCCATTAGGGTAATTTGGTTATTTTTATGTACCGTTACCGCCCGTACTTCGCGCACGCCGTCACTATCCGTCCACTCAATAAAGCTGGTGTTAAACCAGCCTTCAGGTAAATTTTCAGGCACATCTACGGTGAGTGTTGTCCCGTTTAACGCTTTAATCACCAAACCTGCAACCGCAAAATTTTTCGGATTAACTCTGCAATCGTAATCGTAGAGCGTATAAGGGAAGTTACGTCCCCAAGTTAAGCGCAAGCCCGCACTTTGCATTGTGGAAGATAGCCCCGCAGAAACTAATTCCGTCTTATGTACATCAGGGCGTTTTGCTTCAATAATCGTACCAATCCAAACTACCCGTAATTCTTGTTCTTGATAATGCAAGCGCATAATCATCACCTTAACGGTTTGGCTCGGTGGCATACCACGATACAGCAATGCCACAGGGTTATTGCTCGGTAGCACAATATTGATATTCTCGCCCGTGCGACGACCGCTATCACTGATTGCGGTTGCCAGCCATTTTTCATTGTTTACGACAATGTCTTGGTCAGCATCACAAAAACGCCAAATCTTTTCATCATCGCCGCGGGTAAATTGATAAAGCGTAACGGGCTGACCATCGGCAACAGAATGGGTTTTATCTAAATAATTCACGTTTTAAATCCTTTTTAAATATCGTTTAAATGTCGTTTAAATCATTAAACTTCGAGTTCATCATGTAAGCCTCGGAAGCTAACCATCACACTTGCCACCGTATCAGTGTGGTGCTTCCAGTCAATCGTGTCGCTCTCTAAGCGTGAGAGTGTCAGAAAAGAAATCTTAGCCACTTGTTCACGCTTTAAATTTAACACTTCACCATCCAGTGCAAGCCGTTCGGTTTGGTTGTTGCTTACCGTTGCGGCTAAAATCCGGCGGTAATGCACGCTGCCGTCGGTACACTCAATGCGAATGTCTTGCCGTCCCGCCTGTTTCAATAAGCAAGTCGTGTAATAAACCAGCTCAATATCGAGATTTTTGCCGACAATATCGTTTGCTAGTGTTAAATCTGATGTCGAACTTGCTACCCAAATCGCTTTTTGTCTGCCACGTAAGTAGTAAAACAGTTGGCGCAGTTGGTGTTGTGCGTCAATCCCATTTAACAAGAAACGATGGTTTGTGAGCTGAAACGCATTTTTCGCCGTATCTAAGTAATGTGGTAAGGCGGTGTCGTTATCCAGTTGTTTAATCAAACGCAAGTATTGTGCGGTAATATCTTCTGACCATTCGCTGGTTGGCTCTAACACGGGATGCCCACGATAAGTCGGCAAGTGACGAATATCGGCAGCATAGCCATTGTGCTCGTGAATTTGCAGGCGAATTTGTGCGGTTGCCACGCCATCACTTAAACGAGTAAGTTGTGGCATATCGGTCAGCACGGCGGAGCGCAACGGATAGATCTGTGTGTGAGTATCAAAGCGATGCAATAACGGGCGCTTTATTTCAAGCTTATCAGGCTCAATGCCAGTAATATCCACCATTTCACGTTTGTTCCCGTTCATCAAAACCGCACGTCCTCCGACATAAAAGTCAAAGCCTGTTGTGGCGAGTGAAAGGGTTCTATCGCCTTGTTTGGTTGGCTTAGCCAAATAAACTCGATGCGTGAAAATCGGCAACGCCCACACTCTTGCGCCGTAAGCATAGAGCATATTTTCTAAACGCTGACGTTCTGTTCCAACGGTAGAGACTTTAAATTCAAAGGTTCGACGGGGTGATAAACGTTTTGCAATACGCTGTTCCGCTCCGGTAATTGATTGATGCACGGTCGTTAAAAACTCTAGTTTTTCAGTCACGTCTTCAGACCAATCGGGGAAAAATTCCCAGTCGGTAGAGCGCGAGCCAATAATGCGCAACGTAACCGGATTTTTGCCCGCAATCGTAAAAGTTACTGTGCAATCAATTTCCGCCGGACCGTTCATACTGACTTTAACCGTCCACTTCTTAAGTGCCAGTGCGCGTAGCGTGAGTGGTGTTTGATTGCCGGTTAGCGTAATGCCTTCGCCATCTTGTATATCTACCTTGGTTAAATTGACCGTGTGTCGGTTCGCATTCCACAAGTGCACATCAAACACTTGTTCAGTTGAAATTGAGCCTAGATTAACTGTATGCGGAATCACAAGCACACGGCTGTATAAATCGCTGTAGTAGTTCGGCGCAATATAAGCCTGTAACGACTGAGCTAAATCTAATAACTTGCCTTGCCGGAGTTTGCCTGACATTGTCGGCATAAGGCTTGCAGCAATACGTGCTTTGCCACGATAAATCGGCAAGCGGTCTAAATAGGCGGTATCTTTAGACGCGAGGCTTTTACCACTTGTTACAATATAGCCATTGATATTTGCCATTATTCAACCATCCGATAAGCCACGCCTTGAATCCCTGAGTTGTTTTTCCCTTTTTCAATATAACTTTCATTACGCACGTCATATTGCGCACTCGGAATAATCATCCATTTCTCGCTATTGATGGTCAGAATTTGACGGGGCGAGAGACACAACCATTGTGCATTCATAGCGATCTGCAAGAATACCTAAACGGCGAAAAATACCATCAATACCATGTGCAATTAAGCTGTGTGGACACGGTATTAACGATTGCCCGAACTTAGATTGACTGTAATAGACAAGTAAGGCATCAGGATGATAAGTATTTTCGTCTGTTGTCATCGCCGCTCTGCCGAGTGTAAGCAGGTATTTGCCTTTATCCGCATTACTCAAATCTTTATAATCTGAAACATTTACGGGAGCGAAATACCAAGGTGTCCGTTTATCGCCACTGATACCGTCGGCACGGACAACCGCTTGATTGCCACGCGCCCCGTTAGAAAAGCCGTAAGCGTGGTCGCTATTTTGATAATGCGCGTAGTTCTTTGTGATATAAGTGCCATAGGTATATTGACCGCCGGTATAAGTGCCTTCTTTGTTTAACGTGCCAATGCCAAAATGCCGAAATTTTTCCGCTTCAATTTGCACGACAACGTGTAAATATTGCGCCGTGCCGAAAAAGTCATAAGACGCATAATTGCCTTTTTCTAACTGAGAGGTTGCCGTGTCGATTTCACGATAAGCGTGCGCTCTTGATGAACCGGGCTGTTCATGGCCTTTTTTACTGGTATCGAAGCCGGTATTCACATAAGTAAACAACTGATTAACTTCAGGCTTAAACATAAGCGACCAGTAGCCTTGCTCGTTGTGTAAGCACAGCAAATTATCTTCCGACTTATCTACTACCCACTTTAAGCCTTGAGCAAACTCACTTAATTTTTTAAGTAGTTCCTTAACGTCTTTTGCGTTACCCGTTTGATATGCCATGCTTAATACTCCGTTGTTGTCTCAATCACAAAATAATCCTTGGTTGCTACACGATAGCCACCGTTAAACACCAGCCCTTTTCGTCCTTCAGTAATAGTGACTTGATCGCCTGCTGCTCGCTGAATACCCGGAATCCAATACACGCCATCAAATGTGCCCCAACGGTTACGTCCTTGGCTAGAATCCTTGAGACTGATAAATTCAACAGGTATCAATGGATAAGCACCGCCTTGGCTTTCGCCCATTGAATCAATACTGCGTGGCTGTTGATATGAACTGAAAAGCTCATAATTACACAACGGGAATAGCGATTGTCTGCGTGAATCGGTACGCAAGTTTTTGTAACTGCTGCCGTAAAAGTCACGCCAGCTTTGGTCAGGTGTAAAAAGCCAACAATTACCATATTTAGCGTCTATGATTGATGAATGCAATTCACCTGTTTGTGAGTAGCGTACTCGTACCGCACGGTTGTTTTCATCCACAATCGGTGCGCTACCGGCAACACAAAGCGGATAGGGGTATTCTGTCGGCGGCACGGTCGGTAAAATAAAACCGAGATAAGCACTTGAACACACTTGCGAAATGCGTGTGATAATTTTGCAACAACGTCCACTTGCGACAATGTGATATTCGATTGGACGGTTATCCGCAAACAAAACAACGCCAGGGGAGGCATTAATTAAGCCTTTGTCAATTTCAGCTGGCGTAACCGCTTTTTCATTGAAAAACGTGCCGCCCCAAAAGTTAAGATTGTAAGTATCAGCTGAAATTAAGTTATCGGTTGAAGCCACAAGATAAATATCTTGTTCAACGCCGGTACCGGTTGATTTCCACGCAATTTGACGGATTTCTTTTTGTGTTGCGGTTTCGGTCAATTTACGGTCAAGTAATACTGTCCACGCTTGTCCGTCGCGCTTGAGTGTTTCATCTTGTGTTAGAAACTTATTGATTTTGTCTAATAAATCACGCTCGTTTTCTGCTGTGCCTGTTGTGTATGCCATTAGCCTAACTCCTGTTTTAATGTCTGTTTATTCGCCCTAATCACGGTCATTACCGCACGTTCACCCGCGACCGTATTAATGCCTGCCGTGAATAATTCCGCACTATCCACCGCTAACGTTTGTTGGATAGTTACAGGGCTTGCTACCGCCTGTTGTCCTGCCGTGCCGTTTTGCATTTCTTGGGTCAATGTTAGCTCGTTGTATGACGGCATTGATGGTGCAGAGATCAATCCACCGGTGGCATATTTACGTAAATGACCACGATTAATTGCATGTAAAAAGCCCACGCCATATTTCTGCACACTTGCCGCACGCACCACAAACTCACCATTGGATAACCGTGCCGGGATGGAGTCCGAAGTGCCTGTTCCCGGTCCGGAAATAAAACCACCGGTGGCTGCCGTCACGGCTGCACCCGCACCGCCGAAAAAGCCACTAATGGCACTGGTCGCTTGCATTGCCAGTTGTTGTGCGGCAATCTGCGCCATGCTGTTTATCACGGTCAGGGCTAATTGTTTTACCGCATCACCCAAGCTCATTGTGCCTTCAGCAAGTCCCATCAATGCGCTTTGGATACCTTGTGTTAAACCCTGTTTAAACGCATTTTCAAGTTCGTTTCCTGTCTGTTTAAGCTCTTGAATTTTTACTTTCATTTGTTCAAGCATTGCGCCGGCTGCTTCGCCTTGCGCACCGGGCATTTGTGCTAATCTTTCCAGGAGCGGTAATTGTTTTTCAATTTCTGCTACCGTTTGCGCATACATATCTTTTAAGCGTTGCTGTCCTTCAAAGTGTGAAATAAGCCCGGTTTGTACTTGCGCTTGAATCTGCTGTTCTTTGGCACTTTGTGCCTGCATCACTTTGTTAATTTCTGCCTCAATGCCATTTAACTGAACCTTGGCTTCTTCCAGCGGTAACATTTGCTTAACCAAATTAATGCCGTCTTGGTTATTGGCTTTGCTAAATAAAGCGAGTAACTGGTTGTATTTACTTTGTACATCAAGCAGATCCGCTTTTGCCGTTTGTCCGGTTAAGCGCAAGTAATCACTATTGAGTTCGCGTAGCTTATTTGTGGCTTCTTCTGCCGTACGTTTTGTATCTTGTGCCGCTTTTTTCGCATCACTTTCCGCTTTACGTTGCGCTTTATTCACTTCCACTTTTGCTTTTCTGTCCGCTTCCGCCTGTTCACGCAGTTTTTTCTGATTTGCTTCAATCGTTTGATAGAGTGCTTCTGCCTCTTTTTTCTGCTCATCCGTCCAATTGCTATTGTTACGTGCATTATCAAGGTTCTTTTCAAGCTCACTCATTCCCGATTGACGTGCGCGGGTACGCAGTTTTTCTAGCTCATCGCCGCCTTTTTTCTCTGCTTGCTTTTGCTCAAGTTGAGTTTGCAAGCCAATGGCTTCATTGATTTTGTTGATAAAACCTTGCACTGCATTGCCCGACATCCCTGCTTGTGCGGCAATGCCTTCAAATTTTGTACGCATCGCTTCTAAGCGTTCGATTGCCGTCGTGGAGGCTTGGCTCAAATCTTTTTTGAGCTTTTGAGTGAGTTCTTCCACTTCCGTTTTCATCGCAAGGGCTTCGGTTTCACTTGCTTTGATTGCTTCTGTGAGCAATTTCACTGCTTCAGGATGTTGCGGGTCGCCAATTTCCGTTAATTTTTCTGCTAATGTACCGCCGGCTTCGATGGCTGCGTCCCAAGCCACTGCTAATTGCGTTTGCGTAATATTGGCTAATTCGCTGCTAGCCGTACTCATTGAGTCAATTTTTTGCTGTAGCTCATCAATTTGCGCATTAAGCGCATTTACTTCATCGGCATTAATTAATCCGCCCATGACGCTAGTACGGCTTTGATTTAGCAATTTATCGCGCTCGGCAATGAGTGCTTCAAGTTTTTGTTTCGCTTCATCTAATGACGCCGTATTAACTTTGAGCTGTTCAAGGCGATCACTAAAACCGCCCATTTCGCCCAATTTGGTACGTGCTTCGACTAAGGCGTTAGTTTTCTCAATATTGGCATCAAGCGTAGTGAGAGATTGGGCAAATTGACGTTCAACTTCTTCCTCTTGGCTTTTTAAATACAGATACGCTGCACTCAGCCCTGCAATAGCCGTAATCGCCAGCCCAACTGGTCCGCCGATTGCCGCAAATAATCCCGAGCCTACATTGACGGCAGCAGCTCGGGCTTTGGCAACAGCAAGCGCACCATAGGCTTTTGTTGCGCGCCCGACCGATACCGTCTCGCCATTGACCGCTTGCATTAAAACTACAGTCGCTTGTGCTTGACGAACAGAAGCCGTTGCACTAGCGTTAATCGCTGCCATGTGCGCACTTTCCGCGATCACTGCTTTACTTTTTAAGCTAATGCTAGTGTACATGGCTGATAAATAGCGCGCGGTGTATGCCGTGCCGACTAAAATGGCAATGCCGGCTAAACCCTCGAGATGATTTGCCAACGTCGAAATCGCCGTCGAAACAAGGGTAGATGCGCTCAGCGTTTTATCGGTATTGCCGACAAATTCAAGCCAAGCGTTAGAGAGTTGCGTGACCGCTTTGCCAATCGTCAATGGCATTTGCTCATATTGTTTTTGAATACTGTCTGCACCTTCAGCCACGGCAGTCATAATCACTTGCGTGGTTAATTGACCTTCTTCCGCCATTTTGCGCAACTCGCCTCGGGTTTTGCCGAGGGATTTTTGCAAGAGTTCTAAAATAATCGGGGCTTGTTCAGACACCGAGTTAAATTCTTCGCCACGTAATGCACCGGCTGCCATACCTTGTGATAACTGAATGATTGCTGCTTGCGCTTCTTGTGCACCAGCACCGCTGACTGTCATCGCCTGTGAAACGGTTTTCGTAAAGCGCAAGATTTCTGCCGAGTTTGCCGAGTCGCCTAATGAACGAAAAACGCGCGTGTAAAGCTCCGCCGTAGCAGAAAATGCTGTCCCCGTTTCTTGTGCTACAGTCATCAAGCCATGAAAAGTGCCTTTAGCTTCAAGATTTGAGCGAGAAACTAATTTAATGCGTGCTTCAAGGCTTTTAAATTCGTCACTGGTTTGCACTAAATTGCCAATCGCCACATTACCCAAAGTTAAGCCAATGGCTTGTTTTTTTAATTCGGCTAATTGCTTACTGATAGATTCAACACCAGCACGGGTTTTGCCAAGCTTTGATGCTGCCTTATCGGCTTGTTGTGCGTGCTTTTCGGGCAAGCGACCATCGGGCAAGCACTCGGATTAGGCACATTGACTTATCCGTTGATTGCTTTTATCATTGCAATTTTTAGATCGCCTTTTGCATTCTTATTAAGCTTAATATTTGCTCCTAAAATTTAACCTCGCACTATGTCGAGGTTAAATCGTTTAGATAACCGGTCACCTCTTTACCACCATTTACCCCATAAGCTACATCTACCGTGCGCGCAGCTCTTAAACGTCGCTCACGCAAAATCGATTGCTGATAAAACAGCGTTATCTGGCGTGCCGTGTAATACTGAATTTGGTTAAAATCATGTCCGCTTGCAATCAATTGTTCAATAAGCTCTGCCCAGTTTATTTCTGCTTCTGCGCTTGTTGCAGTACCGCTTTTTCTAACATCGGTTGCAGCGCCTGACGGGTAAAAAAATCACTATTGACCGTCCACCACATCATCAATACCGTTTCCGCATTCTCGCCGGTTAAGTTTTGCACCCATTCCAGCGGCTTATTGATAGATAAGCTCACCATGGTTAAAACATCTTGATAATGTTCTGCGAGCAAACTCATCAATGGGTCAAGTCCGAATTGCGTGTCAGCTTGTGAAAGCGTAGTGCGCAAATCCGTCACAAACGGCATAAACAAGGCTCGGTGTTGTAACTGTTGGATTAAAGAGTATTCTTTAACTTCGATTTCTTCACCGGCAATAGTCAATTTTTGGTGCGGGAAGAGTACATTTAATTCATCTTTTTCTTTTTGCATGACTGAAACCTAGAGAAAGCCCCTAAATACTAGGGGCAGAAAAAGCGTTATTTTTTAATTTTAACAACGCGCCCGAATCGACCAAGCGTGCTATCGCCCGTTTTAGTCGTATCGGCTAACACTTTGGCTTTCGCACTTAACGCATCAAGCGCATTTTCGTTGTTGATTAAATTTAATGCTTCCGTTGGGTTGAAGTTGATTTTGTACAACTCAACTAAGCTCCATTCATTCTCTTCAGCAAGGTTGATTCCCTCGAAACGCAGGAATAAGTCTTTCGGATTGGTGGTTAAAAGTGCAATCACATCAACATCACCGTAGTTATAGGCAACGGTTAATTTCTTGCTTTTTTGTTCTTTTAAAAACTCAATCGTCCCGAAAATCGCATCAACAACAAAATCCGTGTTTTCTTTTAATTCAGCAATTTTTACATCGCTCACATTTTGATGTGCCCACGCAATACGATCACCAACTTTAATATCGTCAGGCAATGCTTCTTTTGCCACATTACCCGCTTTGATTGTGCTGGCTTCGCCTAAGAGCATTAAGCTCAAATTCTCTTTGCTCATCTCGTGGAATTTAACGGAAACTTCGCCGGATTTGCCGGTGATAATTTTGCGCACTTCTTGGCGATTGCCCGAGTATGATTCTTTATGGGTAAAATCCTCGACGGTCAGTGAGACATTTAACTCTGATACATCACCGACCCAGCGAAATGCGCCAGCTTGCCCGTTTGGTAAACG